CATAATATCGCTCTGGCGGGCACTGACACCGGAAGAGATAGCCCGCGCAACAGCACTGTTGCCGATTGTGTCGGACAGCCTGAGAGAAGAGGCAAAGAAGGTCGGCGAGGACTTGGATGCCAAGGCCGAGGAGAGCGCCACATTTAGCTCGGTGCTGAAATCGGTAACGGTCGATGTTGTTGCGAGAACGCTATTAACATCGACTGAAGGGGAGCCGCTGGCGCAGGAATCACAGTCCGCGCTGGGCTATTCGTGGAGCGGAACTTATCTGGTCCCTGGCGGCGGTCTGTTTATCAAAGACAAGGAACTTGCCCGCTTAGGACTTAAGCAGCAGCGCAGAGGGGTGATTGAGCTCTATGATTATTAGAGGGCAAACAGTCATTCTTTATGAGAAAACCGAAAACGGCGAGGACGATTTTAACAAAACCCTCTACGAAGAAACGCCTGTCGAGGTCGCCAATGTGTTGATATCGCCGATGTCAGAAACGGAAGTCTTAGATACTTTTAACCTTACAGGCAAAAAGGCTGTATATCAGTTGGCAATTCCGAAAGGCGACACACACGACTGGGAGAACAAGAAAGTGGAATTCTGGGGCCGGCAATGGCGAACAATCGGAAAACCCATTGAAGGGCAGGAAGAGCTAATCCCTCTGCTCTGGAATAAGAAGGTGAGGGTTGAAAGTGTTTGACGTTGAAAGAGTAGAACTCAACAGAGAAGAAGTGCGGCGCTTGCTCAAATCGTCTGAAATAGCGGGACTCTGCGAATCGCTGGCGCGGGGGAAAGCCTCAGAGTTGGGCGCTGGCTATGGCGTGCGAACTTTTGTTGCGCAGACAAGATTTGTTGCTCGCGTAGAGCCGCAGACTAAAAAAGCCCGTGAAGACAACCTTGACAACAACTCTCTGCTCAAGGCGTTCGGCGGTGATGTGGAATGATTGAAAAAACGCTTATAAGCTATCTATCCGCAAAACTTAAGCCAATCAAAGTGTATGCGGAAGTTCCAGAAAAGGCTCCGGCAACATTTATCGTTATCGAGCAGACAGGGCGCGGGCAGAAGGACACAATTAATCGGACGGTGCTGGCAATCCAAAGTTATGCACCGTCACTTTTAAAAGCGGCGGAACTATCAGAGCGCGTCATCGGCGCAATGGTAGAAATGCCGCTTAGTGAAAATATCGGAAAAGTTGAGCTCGTATCAGAGCATAATTTTACGGACACACGCACAAAACAATACCGCTATCAAGCAGTGGTAGCAATCAGCTATTAAAAACGAGGTGAAAATAAATGGCACAAACAGCAGCTAATGTTAGCTACGCGAAACCGGCAGTCGGCGGGGCGGCCTATGTGGCACCGCTCGGAACGACACTTCCAACGGACGCCAAAACCGCGCTGGCTACGACCTACAAAGCGCTGGGCTATATCAGCGAAGACGGGCTCCGAAACGAGCCGACAATCGACTCCGACACGATAAAGGCGTGGGGCGGCGATGTGGTTCTCAACATTAACAAGGGCAAAACCGACTTGTTTAAGTTTAAGCTCATCGAAATGCTCAATGAAGACGTTTTGAAAACTGTATACGGCGCGGCAAACGTTACCGGCTCCGCGTCCACAATGCTTACGGTTAAATCAAATAATGCGGAACAAGAGGCGCTAATCTGGGTATTTGATATGGTTCTTAAGGGCGGAATGTTAAAAAGAGTCATTATCCCCAACGGCACAATCACGGATATAGGCGAGATAGCTTATATCGATAGCGACGCGGTGGGGTATGACCTCACAGTAAGCGCGGCCGTGGATGCGAGCGGCGACACCCACACAGAATTCATAGAGAAGCCGGCTTCTGGCGGCGGCGGTGGAACCTGATGCTTAAACATGTTGTAACAGACACAGGATTTGAAGTTGACCTTGACATTGAACTCTTAGACGATATGGAGCTCTTTGACTTAATTATCGAAATCGACGGGGGCGAGTTTAAAAACATTCCGAAGTTTTTGAGAAAAATATTGAGCGAAAAAGACATCAAGCGCCTCTATGACCATGTGCGATTGGAAGGCGGCAGGGTTCCGGCGTCAAAGGTTGCCCTTGAGATTGGGAACATCTTTGCTACTTTAAACGAGGTGGAAGGTAAAAAAAAATAATCGGGCTGGCCTTGGCGACTAGCAGACACAGGGACAGCCTTATTTGCGACTTTGCACAATATTACAACATTCACGATTTTGACTCGCTATCTTTGGACTATGCGGCGACTTTATTTTCAGGTCTGCCCCACGAGAGCCGAACAATGCTGAAACTCGCGGGGCAGCCTGTTAAGACAGAGCTGCTTTTTTTAGCGTCAATTATCGACAAGCTCAATGCGCTGTTGGGCGCAAAAGACCAAGAATCATTAGTGGCAATCTTGCTCGGCAAAACCACAAAAGAAAATCAATATCAGACATTCAGCTCGGGCGCAGAGTTTGAGCGGCGACTAAATCAACTAAGAAAGGGGTGAGAAAATGGCGGAACTTGCAAAAGCTTATGTGCAAATCATACCTTCAGCTCGCGGCATGACCGACGGCATTAAGAACGAACTTAGCGGCGCAGGTGGGGCTGGCGGTGCGAGCGCGGGTGCAAAATTCTGGACATTTTTTAAAAAAGCACTCCCAGTTGCGGCGATAGGTAAGCTGGTAAAAGACACCCTTGATGTCGGAGCGGCTTATGAGCAATCCGCAGGCGGTCTCAAAAAAATCTATGGCGATGTTGCCGAAGTCGTTTTGGAAAACGCACATAAAGCATGGACAACTGCAGGAATGTCGGCTAATGACTACGCCGAAAGGGTAACAGGTATATCGGCCGCCTTGAAAAGAACTACAGGCGACTCATATGAAGCTGCGGCCGTTGCGGACGTGGCCATGAGAAGCATGGCGGATAACTGGGCGACCTTCGGGACGCCGATGGAAACTATAAGCCGCGCCTATATGAACTTCGCTCGAAATCAGTATATGATGCTCGACAGTTTGAACTTGGGCTATGCAGGCACAAAAACAGGCATGCAGCAGCTCTTGGACGAGGCCGAAAGAATCAGCGGCGTCGAGTATGAAATTGACAATCTTGCGGATATGATACAAGCCATTGAGGTCATTCAGAAAGACCTTGGCATAGCAGGAACGGCCGCTCTTGAAACAAAGACCACCTTCTCGGGNGCNTTNGGCGCAATGACGGCCGCGGTTAAAAACTTCATGACGGCTCTTTTTATGGGCGATGGATTGGCACAGAGCATGGCCGACATGGTGGAATCTGTAACCACATTCGGCGGCATCTTATGGGAGCGCCTACTGCTAGTCTTTGACGGACTCGCAACGGCATTGCCGGAACTTATCCCTGGCTTAATATCTAATCTGGCAGGGGCATTATCGGCAGGCATACCCGCTATAGCATCAGCGGGGGCAAAATTGCTAACAGGCATTGTTCGAAATCTGCCCGAAATCATCACAGCAATAGTGGCAGCCATACCCGAAATTATTATCGCATTAGCGGAAGGCATCCTTGCTTTCGTCGGCGAAATGGCGGCATTAGGCGTGGAGCTTATTTCTGCTCTCATTTCAGGCATTACAGGCAAAAAGGGCGATGTTGAAGGCGAGGGCAGTGCAATTATCGACGCTCTTTCGCAATCGCTGTCTGAAGGCTGGGCAAGACTCAAGGCGGCCGGCCGAGAAATTGTTGCTCAAATTATAGCCGGAATCGCCGAAGCGTGGGGTGAGCTGGTTGGGTGGTTTAAAGGGCTTGTCGACGACTTGTTTGGCAATGTCAATGTCAATGTTAATGTTGTCGGGCGGTATCTCGGCGGCACGGATATAGGCGAAATAGCTTATATCGATAGCGACGCGGTGGGCATGGGCGGAAGCGCAGGCGCTGGGAGCTCTTTAATCCATGGCAAAAAATCTAAAACAGGCTTGGAATATGTCCCGTATGACGACTTTCCGGCAATACTCCACCGAGGCGAACGGGTATTGACAGCTCAGGAAGCCGCAGACTACAACAGGAGCAATATGAACAGCGCAGTCGTTGACCTGCTGCAAGGCATCTTGGTGGCAGTTAGCAGTCGAGAGGAAACAACAGTCACGCTCAACATCGATAAACGAGAGCTGGGCAGGGCGGTACTGGCGGTGGTGTAATGAAAGAAAATTTAGTTTATACAAACCACTTAAACGAGCGCTTTGTTTTTGCGGACGAAGAGGCTTACGTATTCGAGAATGACTTGCATGACTATTCTTGGGATGTCATTCAAAAAAATAACAGAATCGCGGGGTTTATGCGCGGACTGACCAGAAAAAGCCTGCCAATTATTCTGCACTGCAGAAATGAAGCGCGGGGCTTTGAACTGCGAAACAAACTCTTTGAAATCACCGAAAAAGACGTCATAGCAGAGAAGGCGGGAAGGCTGGAGCTGAACGGCTATTACCTTAGCTGCTACATCACGGCCTCAAAGAAGAATGATTATCTGTATCGAAAGCGACACATGGCAGTCGGGCTAACGCTCACTGTTGAATACCCCTATTGGTACAAAGAG